ATTGCTTTTGAGGTTAAAGCTTCGTGGGTAGACTTATTACAATTAGTATTAATAACAGTGATCGGTGCTTACTTTGGCGGTAGATCACTAGAAAAAGTAAAAAAATAATGGGACAAAATTCAACAGAGGTCGCTTATGGCTTCGGGCAGTTCGGATCTACATTTCTAAAAGGAGACGGCGCTAAATTACTATTAACAGCTGTAACAGCTAAATATTATGTTTGTGCTATCACTATGATAACAGATGTTGCTTTTGAAGCGTTGGAATCTCTTGACGGTGGCGTTAATATGGGTATGGGTGACACTGCTTTTGTAGGAACCGACGTGTTAGCAGTAGATACTATGTGGAACGCTGCTGCTGCAGATACTACAAACGAAAGTAACGAAGATGCTGATCCAATAACTACATCAGACGTGTTTCCAAAAGGTGTTACTATATATGGAATGTGGGACAATGTAGAATTGCACTCTGGATCTGCAGTGGTATATGTAGCGCCAAGACCAGATTACAGAAATAGAGCCTAATGTTAGGCATAGCGCCAATTAGTTCTCCGGTGGTATCTAATCTACACAACACGCAAGCGCGTAGTTTTGATGGTTCTGATCAAGATATTAATATTGATAATTTAGTAGAAGCAATAGCGCAAAAAGTAAGAACTGATGAATCAGAGTTCAGTGTATCTGTTTGGTGTAAATTAGGTGCTAGTATTTCAGCTAGTGTTAATATTTTCAAATGTAGAAACTCCTCTAACACAGAGAATCAAATTATTCTTGTGTATCACGCACACTCAAACGAGTTTAGATTTACAACTAAGTTTGGAAACGTGGCAGACGTTTGCAATGGAGGTTCAACAAATGCTCTTGGAGCTACTTACGAAGGAGATGGAATATGGCATCATCTAGTAGGTACCGTAAGCGCAACAGATAATACTACTGAGTTTTGGATTGATGGGGTTAAAAAAGAAACTATACCCGGTGTTGGAACTTTGGATTTAACTATAAATAACGCGTCTATAGCTTCTAATGGAGCGGGTAGCTCTTATTTTAAAGGAGATTTAAAAGATGTTGCTATTTACGGAAGACAGTTAACCGACGCTGAAATAGCGGTAATATACAACTCTGGAGGTACCACTGGTGATAAAGGTTTAGATTTAGTAAGTGGGTCACATGTTTCTAATTCTGCTTTAATTGCTCACTTTAGATTTGAGGAAAAATCTGGAACAGTAGCTATAAACGAAGTAGGTGAAGATGGAACATATGTTAACGCTCCGGCTATAACAACAAATATACCGTAATGAAAAAATACGTAATAATAAACATAAGTAATCTTTCTAATGTAGATTACAATTTAGTAGAGCAAAGTTCCTTAGAAACAACTAGAAAGTCTTTAGACAACTCTTTAGCTTTAATATCTTTCTACGGTAACACACCTAGTTTTTTAGATGGAGTAACACAGTATAACAAAGACGAAATTATAGATATTGTAACAAGCTCTGATTGGCAAGAAGAAGAAGATTAATGTTAGGATTAGGAAATGCAATTATAGGAGGAGCGGCTTTAGAAGAATTTACGCCAGCTAGTATATCAAGTCTGATACACTGGTATAAATATGACACAGGTATTACGCAAGATGGAGACGGAGATATTACAGCTTGGGCAGACCAAGAAGGGAGTAATAACTTGACTGCAACAGGAGACACGGCTGACTCTCCACAGTACGATAGCGGGGCTATTAAGTTTGTTGAATCTGGAGATAATTTAGAATGGGGTACACCATTATCTCTAGGTACTTTTTCTTTTTATTTTCGATATGAGTCTAGTGACGTTGCTGTTGATTGGATAATAAAAGGAGGGAGTACAGATTGGGTAAAGGTTCAAAGCGACTCAAGTCTTAGAGTCAAAATAGGAACAAGAATGGATTTTGACACATCTGGAATGTCAGCAGATACTAAGGTAAATCTTGGAATAGATAGAGCGTCAAATGGAGACGTTGGAGTCTTTGTTAATAATAGCGCTCAAAGCGTAGCGGCTGGGTACACAGATAACATTGCGACATCTACAACCTTTGATATAACAAAAGTAGGATCTCCATTAATTACGATAAAGATGTACGAAATACTGATCTTCAATGATGTTTTAAGTAGTGGAGATAAAACTTTACTTAATACATATTTAAATACAATATAAATAATTAATTAAAATTAAATAAAATGGCAAAAAACACAACAAAAAAAATTAAGGAGTTGAAGGCTGAAAAACCTTCTAAAGTTACAAACGAAGAATTAAATCAAGTACAATCAATAGTGAGCGATTTAAATAGAGCTCAAATGGAAATTGGAAGTTTCGAAAGTAAAAAACATAATTTATTACATTACGTTTCAACTTTACAGGAAAAATTAAGTATACTGCAAGCTGAGTTTGAAAAGACTTATGGTACGGCTGATATTAATATTCAAGATGGTACTATAAATCACAATAAAGATGAGCAAGCTAATTAGAAAGATTACTGTAGGTAAAGACTACAAGAACGATGCGATGCACTATGCTGTTGGCCAAGAGGTATATGGTGGCCATAAAATATGTGATATAATAGAGGAAGACGATAAGTACTCTATATATATTAAGAAAGGAAACGACGTACTGCCATGGAAAGACTTTAACAAAAACATGGGTATATCAATAGAGTATAATCTAGAATACTAATGAAAGCACCTTTTGACTTTGTTATAGAGCCAAAAGGAAACAGATACAACAATACTGCAAAGGTTGGTGATAAAGATCTTATATTAAACACAGAGATATTTAACCATCAATTTGTAAATAGAGAGGCTATTGTTAAATCCGTTCCTACAGCTTTTGAAACAGAAATAAAACCTGGAGATACTATTATAACGCATCACAACGTGTTTAGACGTTGGCATGACGTTAAAGGTAAAGAAAGAAATAGTAGAAGTTTCTTTGATGAAAATACTTATCTTGTAAAAGAAGATCAAATATTTTTATATAAAAGAAACGAAAAGTGGAAAACCCCTAAAGGATATTGTTTTGTACAACCCATCAAGGAAAGAAAACATTTAGGAGTAGATCAAGAAGAGTCGTGTATTGGTATTGTTAAACATACTGATGGTTCTTACGAAAAAGGAGATCTAGTAGGATTCACACCTTTTTCAACATACGAGTTTGTAGTCGATGGAAAAAGACTATATAGAGTTATGACACAATTTATTACAATTAAATATGAATACCAAGGAAACGAAGAAGAATATAATCCAAGCTGGGCGTAAGGCAGTTGAAGAGCTGATTAAAGTAGCTAAAGAAGCTATTGTGGATTCTAAAGAAGATATATCAGCAGATAGATTGAAAAATGCAGCGGCTACTAAAAAACTAGCTATATTTGACGCATTTGAAATACTTAACAGAATTGAAGAAGAAGAAAACCTGCTTGAGGGTAAAACACCTGAAGAGACAGAGAAAAAAGTCTTTAAAGGATTCGCAGAAGGTAGATCTAAGTAATGTACAAGCAAAGTTTAGTTAACACAGTTGAACCAATAAAAAGAACTACTATTACCAGAATGAACAGAGGTAAGAAGTGGAAGTATGGTTACAACAAAGAACATGATTTAATAGTATTATCTCACAATGGAATTATAGGTGAGATCATAGAGATACAAAATTTAATTATAGCGCTACCGAAACCACCTAAAGAAGTATACAAGCATCCGAAAAACAAATGGGTTAAACAGGACTATCCTAAAGAGCTCGAAAGGATCAAGAACATATTCGATTGGAGGAGTTATCCGGAAAACAATAAAGAAAAATGGTACGATTACATAGACGAAGAATTTAAACGACGAGAGGAGGGTTTCTGGTTTATGAATAATGGTAAGCCAACCTGGATAACTGGTACGCACTATATGTATTTACAATGGAGCAAGATTGATGTTGGAGCTCCAGATTTTAGAGAGGCAAACAGACTGTTCTATATATTTTGGGAAGCTTGCAAGGCAGATAAAAGATGTTACGGAATATGCTACCTTAAAAACCGTAGATCAGGGTTTTCTTTTATGTCGTCAGCAGAAACAGTTAATTTAGCTACTATATCAAGTGATAGTAGATATGGTATACTATCAAAATCAGGTGCGGATGCTAAAAAAATGTTTACAGACAAAGTTGTTCCTATATCGATTAACTATCCTTTCTTTTTTAAACCTATACAAGATGGAATGGATCGTCCAAAATCCGAGCTTGCTTATCGTGTTCCCGCTAGTAAGTTTACGAGAAAGAAGATTACAGCGAACGAACAGCTCGAAGACATTAAAGGATTAGATACAACAATAGATTGGAAGAATACAGGAGATAACAGTTACGATGGTGAAAAGTTAAATCTATTGGTTCATGATGAAAGTGGAAAGTGGGAAAGACCTGATAACATATTAAATAACTGGAGAGTTACAAAAACATGTTTACGACTAGGTAGTAAAATAGTTGGCAAGTGTATGATGGGTAGTACTTCAAACGCTTTAGACAAAGGAGGAAGTAACTTTAAAAAACTATATAATGCTTCAGACGTTACTTCAAGAAACAAAAATGGACAAACAAAGTCTGGTTTATATTCTCTTTTTATCCCAATGGAGTGGAACTACGAAGGATTTATTGATGAATACGGATATCCAGTATTCGATAGTCCAGATAATGATGTCCTCGGACCAGATGGTGAATTAATCGACGTAGGTATAGTAGAACACTGGGAAAACGAAGCAGAGGGATTAAAATCGGATAGCGATGGTCTAAATGAATTCTACAGACAATTTCCAAGAACAACAGAGCACGCGTTTAGAGATGAAGCTAAAAACTCTATATTTAACTTAGTTAGAATATACGAGCAAATAGATTATAACGAAGGAATTGGTAGCACGGCGAATGTTAACACCGGAAATTTTCAATGGATAAATGGAATTAAAGATACAAACGTTATGTTTTACCCAGATCCAAAAGGTAGATTTAAAATAAGTTGGGTTCCACCTCAACATATGCAAAATAAAATTATTCAAAAAAACGGTATTAAATATCCCGCAAACGAACACATGGGGGCTTTTGGTTGTGATAGCTACGACATATCAGGTACTGTTGATGGCAAGGGGTCTAACGGAGCATTACATGGATTAACTAAGTTTAGCATGGAAGACGCTCCTCCAAACCATATGTTTTTAGAATATATAGCTAGACCACAAACTGCTGAGATATTTTTTGAAGATGTGTTAATGGCTTGCGTGTTTTACGGAATGCCTATACTAGCAGAGAACAACAAACCAAGATTGTTATACCATTTAAGAAGAAGAGGTTATAGAGGTTACAGTATGAATAGACCGGATAAAACATGGAACAAACTATCTGTAACAGAAAAAGAAATTGGCGGTATACCTAACTCAAGTGAGGATATAAAACAAGCTCACGCAGCCGCTATTGAAATGTACATACAACAACACGTTGGTCATTTAGGTGATGGTAATTATGGAAATGTATATTTCAACGAGACATTAAACGATTGGAGTAGATTTGATATAAATAAAAGAACAAAGTTTGACGCATCTATTAGTTCTGGTTTAGCTATAATGGCTTGTAATAGACATTTATATACTCCAAACGCAAGTATAGAGAAACCAAAATTAAACATAAATATCGCTAAGTATTCAAACACAGGTGGTATGTCTAAATTAATTAAAAAATAATATGAGAGGTAATCATCATTTTCCAAGTCAAGTAGTTAGCGATAACGAAAAATCATCCTATGATTATGGGTTGAGAGTAGCGCAAGCTATAGAGGCTGAATGGTTTGACGGAGAGAGAAACGGATACAATAGATATAACAACCACTTAAACAACTTTCATAAACTAAGGTTGTACGCTAGAGGAGAACAATCAATACAAAAATATAAAGACGAGTTATCTATTAACGGTGACTTGTCGTATCTTAATTTAGATTGGAAGCCAGTTCCAATTATACCTAAATTTGTAGATATAGTTGTTAATGGTATATCAGAAAGACAGTACTCTATAAAAGCTTATTCTCAAGACCCATACGGAGTAGAAAAAAGAACAACATACATGCAAAGTATAATGAACGATATGAAAGCCAAGGAGTTTGATCAAATGGCTAAAAATCTAATGAACGTTGATCTTAAAGAAAATAAAGAAGAGGAAATACCAGAAACACAAGAAGAGCTAGATTTACACATGTCGTTAAATTATAAGCAGGCCGTAGAAATAGCAGAAGAACAAGCTATAAAAGTTTTGTTAGATGGTAACAAGTATGATCTTACTAGAAAAAGGTTAATATACGATTTAACAGTTTGTGGTATTGCCGCTTCAAAAACTACCTTCAACACAGCTGAAGGTGTCACAGTAGAATATGTTGATCCAGCTAACTTAGTTTACTCCCATACTGACTCACCTTATTTTGACGATATATACTACGTTGGAGAAGTAAAGTCAATACCTATAAACGAGTTAATAAAACAGTTTCCAGATATAACAGAAGGAGAGCTAGAAGATCTAACAAAAAATAATTATAAATATAATTATAGGTCTGGAGGTAGAAAAAATTTAAATAAAGATAAAAACAAAATAGATATTCTTTATTTTAACTACAAAACATACACTCATGAGGTTTATAAAGTAAAAAAAACATCAACTGGACTACAAAAGTTAATAGAAAAAGACGATAGTTTTAATCCGCCAGCAGGAGAGGGTTTAGCTTTTGAAAAAATTAGTAGAAAAATAGAATGTTTAATGGAGGGAGCTTTAGTATTAGGAACTCAAAAACTAATAAAGTGGGGAAAAGCTAAAAATATGATGCGTCCTAAAAGTGACTTTAATAAAGTTACTATGAATTATTCTATAGTAGCCCCAAGAATGTACGAAGGACGAATAGAGTCTCTTGTTGGCAGAATAACTGGATTTGCTGATATGATTCAACTTACACACTTAAAGCTTCAACAAGTAATGTCTAGAATGATTCCAGATGGAATATATTTAGACGCGGATGGTTTAGCAGAGATTGACTTAGGTAACGGAACTAACTATAACCCACAAGAAGCTTTGAACATGTTCTTTCAAACTGGTAGTATAATTGGTAGATCGATGACTATGGATGGTGGTCAAAATGGTGGTAAAATTCCTATTCAAGAAATACAATCTGGTGGTGGAGCTAAGATGCAGAGTTTAATTGGTACGTATAACTACTATCTACAAATGATTAGAGATACGACTGGGTTAAACGAAGCTAGAGACGCTGCAACTCCAGATCCAAAAGCTTTAGTTGGAGTACAAAAACTAGCGGCAGCTAATTCAAATACAGCAACAAGGCACATATTACAAGGTGGAGCTTTTATAACACAAAGTATATGTGAACAGCTTTGTTTAAGAATATCAGATATATTAGAATACTCTCCAACGGCAAATGCTTTTGTACAGGCTATTGGGTCTCACAACGTAGCTACTCTTCAAGAAATGAAGAATTTACATCTTTATGATTTTGGTATATTCTTAGAGTTAGCTCCAGATGAAGAGGAAAAACAATTGTTAGAAAACAATATACAAACTGCTCTTTCTCAACAAACAATAGATTTAGAAGATGTTATTGATTTAAGAGAAATTAAAAACATTAAATTAGCAAACCAACTTCTTAAGATCAGAAGAAAAAAGAAGATGCAGAAAGATCAGCAAATGCAACAAGAGAACATGAAGGCTCAAGCAGATGCAAACGCTCAACAAACTCAAGCTGCAGCTCAGGCTGAAATGCAAAAAGCAGCGGCTATGGTAGAAAACGAGATTAAAGTTGAGACTCAAAAAGGAGAAATCAAAAAAGGTACATTGCACGTTGAAGCTGAGGTTAAGAAAATGTTAATGGATCATGAGTTTGAGTTAAACATGAAAATGAAACAAATGGAGTTGGATATGATAGAGAAAAGAGAAACATCAAAAGAGATCATAAAAGACAATAAAGAAACAAAAAACCAAGACACAAAAAACCGACACGAATCAAGAATGGAAGATAAGAAAGCAGCTAACATAATAAAAGCTAAAGGATTTGAATCTTCTGGGAACGACGTTATAGGTGGAGGTATGAGGCTAGGAGCATTTGAGCCTAGCTAAAAACAATAAACAAATTATTAACTATTATTATATTATATTATGGCAAAAAAAGAAGAACCAAAAGTAGACGAGAAAGTTGAAAAATTAAAGATCAAAAAACCAAAAGCAAAAAAGCTTAAACAAACAGAAGACAACGTTGTAAAAGTTGATCTTAAGGAGTTAGCTAAAAAAGCTGAAGATATCACTAAGGTAGATTTATCAAAACCGGTTGAGGAAATAAAAGTTCCAGAAGAAAAAGTTGAGACAAAAGAAGAGGTACCTACGCTACAAGAAGTTACAGACGAAGTAGTTGAAGCTGAAAAAGTAGCTGAGGTTGTAGAGAAGGAAATTATAGAATCAATTGAAACAGGAAAAGAACTTCCTCAAAACGTTCAGAAGTTAATGAACTTCATGGAAGACACAGGGGGTGATTTAAACGACTACGTTAAGTTAAATAGAGATTATTCTGAAATGGATAACCAAACTCTATTAAGAGAATATTATAAAACAACAAAACCTCATTTACAAGCAGATGAAATAGACTTCCTAATGGAAGATCAGTTTTCATTTGACGAAGATGTAGACGAGGAAAGAGATATTAAAAGAAAAAAATTAGCGCTTAAAGAGCAAGTTGCCAGCGCTAAAACTCAATTGGAAGAGCACAAATCCAAATATTATGAAGAGATCAAAGCTGGGTCAAGGTTAACGCCTGAAGCTAAAAAGGCTATGGATTTTTTCAACAGACACAACAAAGAGTCTGAGAGTACTAAAAAGATTCATCAGGAAGCAAAGAATAGATTTTTAAATAAAACTGAAGAAGTTTTTAACGATGAGTTCAAAGGTTTTGAATACAAAGTTGGAGACAAAAAATATAGGTTTAACGTTAAAGATCCAAACCAAGTAAAAGAAAGCCAAAGTGATATTAACAATTTTGTCAAGAAGTTCTTGAACGAAAACAATCAAATGGAAGATGCTACTGGTTACCACAAGTCTATGTTTACTGCTATGAACTCTGATGCTATTGCAAATCATTTTTACGAACAAGGTAAAGCTGATGCTTTGAAAGAAAGCATGGCTAAATCTAAAAACATTAACATGGCTCCAAGACAGTCACACGGAGGAACTACGGTTGATGGCGTTACGATGAGAGTAATGGATAATAGTGATTCAGGCGCTACGTTTAAAATTAAAAAAAGTAAATAATTAAAAATTAAAACAAAATGGCAATTACAAGTGCGAGCGGTATAGACGCTGCTCCAAGACAACAAACGCTATCCACTAACTACATAGACTTTACGTCTGCTGCTACGGAAGGATGGGCGCAACAATACTTACCAGATCTTATGGAAAAAGAAGCTGAGATTTATGGTAAAAGAACAATCGCAGGATTTTTAGCTCAAGTAGGAGCTGAAGAGTCTTCTACATCAGATAGAGTTATTTGGTCTGAACAAGGTAGATTACACCTAGCGTACAAAGCTACAAACGAAGATGTTTCTGCTAACATATTTACAGTTACAGCTGACGTTGATGGTAACACTATCGATGGTTCTGCTGGTAACGTACACGGTATGAGAGTTGGTGATATCGTATTAGTATCTAATGCTTCGCTAACTTTAAGAGGTTACGTTTCAGCTATCGCTGCTACAACTGCAACTGTTTTACCTTACGGTGCTGCTAACTTTGACACTGCTGGTTTCTCTGATTCAGCTGGTGCAGGTGCTTACAGAATGTTAGTTGTTGGTTCTGAGTTTGAAAAAGGGACTGATGGTAGATCTGCTGCTAACTCTCCTAAGTTCACTTCTTACTCTAACAAACACATCATAATGAAAGATTACTACGAAGTATCTGGATCTGATGTTTCTCAAATCGGTTGGGTTGAAGTAGCTGGTGAAGAAGGTCAAAACGGTTACTTATGGTACTTAAAAGCTGAAGGTGATACTAGAGCTAGATTTACTGATTACTTAGAGATGACTATGTTAGAAGCTGTCACTGCTCACGCTGACGCTGGGGCAATTGGTGGTACTGATGGAGGTGCTCTTCAAGATGGTACGCAAGGTTTATTCGCTGCTATCGAAGCAAGAGGTCACCAAACTACTGGTGTTACTGGTGTTAACGCTGCTACTGATTTAGCTGAATTTGACGCTATCTTAGCTGCATTCGATCAAAACGGTGCTATTGAAGAAAACATGATGTTTGTAAATAGATCAACTTCGTTGGCTATGGACGATATGTTAGCTTCTATGAATTCTTACGGAGCTGGAGGTACTTCTTACGGAGTATTCGACAACGAAGAAGATATGGCTTTAAATTTAGGTTTCTCTGGATTCAGAAGAGGTTCTTATGACTTCTACAAGTCTGATTTCAAATACTTAAACGACAAAGGTACTAGAGGTGCTCTTAATGACACTGTTACTAATATTAGAGGGGTTATTGTTCCAGCTGGAGTTTCTTCAGTTTATGACGAGCAATTAGGTAAAAACTTAAAAAGACCTTTCTTACACGTTAGATACAGATCTTCACAAACTGATGACAGAAAGTTAAAGACTTGGGTTACTGGTTCTGTTGGAGCTAAAACTTCTGGAAAGGATGTTATGGAAATCCATTACTTATCTGAAAGATGTTTAATTACACAAGGTGCTAATAACTTCATGTTAATGAACTAAGCACATTATTTTAAAAGACCGGGGCTTCGGCCTCGGCCTTTTTATTTTATTAATTTTATTATATATTATATTATGGCAAAGAAAAAAGAAACAAAAAAAGAAGAGGTAGAGGTACCTGTTATTGAAACACCAGTTGTTGAAACAACAAAACCTAAAAAAGAAGAAAAAACACCTAGTCCAGAAGATGGTTGGGTAATAAAAGATAGGATGTATTACTTAAAAAACAATAAGTCTCCTTTGAGTTACTTAGTAAGAGGTAGTAACATACATTATTTTGACGAAGAAAAAGGATACGAAAGAGAACTAAAGTATACATCAAATCAAAGAACTTGTTTTGTTGACGAAATGAAGGGTGATCAAAGGTTAGATCATATCATATTTCAGAAAGGAGGTTTGTTCGTTCCAAAGAATAAAACTGTTTTACAGAAATTATTATCACTTTATCATCCACATAGAGATAAATTATTTGAAGAGTATAAACCAGTTAAGATAGCTGAAACGCAATTAGATTGGTTAGAATTTGAAGTTGCAGCTATGAACGCAGCTACAAACTTAGATATAGACATGGCAGAAGCTGTTATGAGAGTAGAACTTGGTTCTAAAGTGTCTAAGATGAGTTCTAAAGAACTTAAAAGAGATTTACTATTGTTTGCTAAGAGAAGTCCTCAGTTATTCTTAGAACTAGTTACAGATGAGAACGTTCAACTTAGGAATTTTGGTATTAAAGCAACAGAAGCAAATATCATTAGATTATCTTCTGATCAACGAACATTTACATGGGCGTCTAACGATAGAAAACTAATGACAGTTCCATTTGAAGAACACCCATACTCAGCTTTAGCCGCTTGGTTTAAAACTGACGAAGGAATGGAAATATATGCAAATATAGAAAAAAGATTAAATTAATCTAACTGTAGAGCGGTCGCCCTACGGGGCGATCGTAAACTACAAATTAAAAAGAAATTATGGTAAACGTAGATACAGTATATCAAAGAGTTTTAGCAATAGCTAATAAAGAACAAAGAGGTTATATAACTCCTTTGGAGTTTAATCTACTAGCTAACCAAGCTCAAAAAGAAATATTTGGTAGTTATTTTATTGAGCTAAACCAAGCTTTAACAATGCCGGGTAATAGTAGTGAATACTCTGATATCGTGACAACGTTAAACGAAAAAATAGGTGAGTTTGTAGAAAATACTTTCTTAACAAAAACAGGAGAATACTTTACATATCCATCGAATGCGTATAAGTTAGGAACATTGTACTACGCGCCAGGAGGAGCGTCAGACTTCTTAGATGGAGTTGAGATTCAAGAGGTAGATTATAACGAGATATTAGATTATAATAATTCCCCTTTAACTAAACCAAAAGTATCAAAACCTTTATTTGTACACGAAAAAGGAAGGTTAAAAGTATTTCCTTCGTCTATATCAGCTGGTGTTAAAGCGGTTTATACCAAAGTACCAGATAAAGTAGAGTGGGGATATGTTGTAGTAAATGAACAAGCTTTATACAATGCAACAGCTTCAACGGATTTCGAGCTACATGTTTCTGAAGAAGTAACGTTGGTTATGAAGATATTAGGATTAGCTGGCATAGTTATACAGAGACAAGAATTAATAGCATTGGGACAACAAGCATAAAATAAAATAAATGGGATTATTAAACGAAACTGAACACGACTATTACAATGGTAACGATTTTGGAGGATATCAATTTATATCGCTAGATCATATAATAAACAACTTCATGATAGCTTACGTTGGTGAGGGAAAAATTATACCTAAAATAAAAAGAACAGACGTAGCGTTTCACGCGCAAAGAGCTATTCAAGAATTAAGTTACGATACGTTCAAATCTACTAAGTCTCAAGAGATAGAGATACCACCGTCTTTAACAATGTTACTACCACAGGACTATGTTAATTATGTAAAATTAGTATGGAGTGATTCTGCTGGTATAGAACATGTTATTTACCCAGCAATAAAAACCTCTAACCCAAAAGCTATTTCTCAAAATGCAGACGGTAGTTATATTACCGATGGAACAAGTTTGACAGAGCAAGATCCTACAGATCACCTTTCTGATACGTGGACAAGTTACAAATCAGGAACTCCATCTGAAAATCAAGATGATTATATAGACGATACTTACTGGCCTAATTTAGGAGGTAGAATAGGATTAGACCCGGCGCATGCTCAAAGCAATGGATCTTTTTACATAGATGAATTACAAGGAAAAATTCACTTTAGCTCTAATATTTCTGGAAAAACTGTGATCTTAAAATATATAAGTGACGGACTAGGTACGGATGGAGAGATGATAGTTCATAAATTTGCTGAAGAAGCAATGTATAAATCAATAGCTTACGCTATACTATCAACAACAATAGCTGGGCAACCCTTAGCGCCTAGCTTTCAACAACAAAAATCAGTTGCAATAAGAACTGCAAAATTAAGATTATCAAATCTAAAAATAGAAGAACTTACTCAAATAATGAGAGGTAAATCTAAGTTTATAAAACACTAAAATATGTCAGAATTGAAACATGGTTTCGGTGCTG